CCTCCACGGAATAGATTGAGTGTAGAGGTACGCTGACCCTTCGTATTATTTCTCCTGTAGGGAGCATAGAAACGACCTCTGCGGGTTTGAGCATCGCTTCGTCAGCAACCCCAACATGTAATAACCCTTGGTGGAAGCACATGCCACGCGTCCACGTGGCGGGTTCCATAAATACGCGCCCTTGTTCGGACCGCACAGCCCCCCTACCCGAGTCGCATACATATAGCATATCTCCCACCAATACCGGGGAATGCGGTTTCATAAGGTCATCCATTACCACCTCTGAACCAATAGTAGCAACACCTTGTGCTTTGTCACCGGTCCTATTCTTGTGTATACAATCCATATCCCACAACCCGTCTGCCTGTGTTGTGAACTGAGTGTATATTCGACCCCCCGTAAATACCACAGAGTCGTTGCGGTGCAGGCGACGGTTGGATCCAAGACCAAACCTTTCTCTGATATAAACCTTTAAATCTCTTGTTACGCCGTACAATATGTCCAGCCCTGTGGCTATCACTACCAACTCCCCCTCAGATTCGTACATCCCGTGCGGGTTAGCATCATCTGGAAGAATCACATTATCCATGACAGTTAGGTCGCTCGCCAATCGTACTATTCTATTTAGGCCCTTAGTTGTGTCGTGGGATATTACGCTTACAGCGTACCCCCCCCATATAGGTACTATCCCGTATATAGAGGCATCGCTGGCTTTAGCCACCATACGGGGGGTTGTACCCTCAAGGACTACTAGAACCCCGCAGTAACCCGAGGTAGTCTCTACCCGCCCAGCGACGAATAATCTCTCAGCCCCCACTAAATGCTCGATACTGTGGTATCAATGGGTATGCTACTAGCCACATTGTCCATCACCATGACACCTTGCTCATCGATGTTACGTGTAATATACACACTGGAACCATCTGCCATGCTCCGCTCTTCCACTAAAGCAACTATTACTAGGTTCCGTTTTACCAAAGCCATGTGTAAAGCTAGTAGCGTGCTCCGGGCCTCCTGCATATAGCTAAAGGAATCACTAATTATCGATTTTTGGTTTAGGTCATCCCACAATTCGTAACGTATATTTGATACAGTCATTATAAATCCCCCTAAGATACGGCCCCATTACGGGTGCCAATTACGTTCCAGGTTACAGTAAACCCGTTTAAGGCGACGCATTTCCCCGCCGCGCCGCCCGCGCCCCCGGGTGAGGAGCATGAATCCCCATTTCCACTATTGCCTGCAGCTCCAGCGGCCCCCCAACCCCCTCCTGTTCCTCCCGATCCAGGATAAGCATAGTGGCCGTATGCTCCCATACAAGGGACCTCAGTATCGTAGAAACCTCGACAAGCGGGACCGGCTCCGCCCGCTGTCGCGGCGTTCTGATCGCGGCCATTACCTCCAGGCCCCCCACTAGCATAAGCAATGCCAAACTGGCTGGCGGCGCCTCCACCTCCACCACCACCCCCGCCACCCCCGGAGATATTTGCGTTATTGGTGATAGATATATTGCTATTTATGGACACTGCAGGTCCCGCAGCTCCTCCAGCGAATCCAGTTGCCGGGGCACCACAGCCGTTCGTGCTGTTGGCCGCAGCTCCTGCGCCAGCTTTACCATATATCGCCCCATTATTTATTACGAGGAATGTCGAACCCGCAGGGAACGTAACCCCCGTGGCTAACGCTGGAGTGGATGTAGAAGTAGAATATAGGTACACCCCTGAATTTATGGTGATAGTTGCAGCTAGGGGCTTTACTTGGTCCCACCCTGCTGCTACCGCTGAGGCTCTTATATTGTAGTTGGCCGTATTAGTTGTAATAGTTTGAGTAAACTGGAACGTATTAGCCTTACCATGCCCACTATTCATATCAATAGTGCCGGATGCAATTCCAAATAAGGTGCGGACTGCCGCGTCATTCAGCGTGATTGTAGCCGTGGCAGATAACCCCAATTCGGTGTTAACCTGCCCCATTGATATTGCGCCGCTAGCTGGTAATGCCATAATTACACCGTCCCGTAAGCTGTTACGTTACCGATAACAGTGAAGTTACCCGATGAATCTAACTTGCCCATATTGACGCCATTATATGCAAAATAGAGATTAGTACCGCTTGGGGTCACGGCCCAGCCACCCGCTACCGATATTGCTCCTGCAGTTGTAGCAGTGCCCGTTGTGTTCTGGTTCCATGTAGGCACTGTGCCGGTCAAACCGGAGTAGGCTACATTAGTTGCTGTAGTAGCGTTACCACTTAGCGCCGCCGTGACAGTCCCAGCGGCGAAGTTACCGGAAGCATCACGAGCGACAATCGCTGAAGCTGTATTAGCCGATGTAGCTGTAGTGCCGCCATTAGGCAGGCCCGTACAGTTAGTGAGAGTGCCAGATGCAGGCGTGCCCAGCACTGGGGCCGTCAGCGTTTTATTAGTCAGCGTCTCAGCACCCGCCAGAGTAGCCAGCGTACCTGTTGTAGGTAGCGTGACATTGGTCGCCGCAGTGGTTGTGAGCGTGGTTGCATTAGCTGAAGTGATCCCTACACCTGCCGGCTTTGTGTTAGTTCCATCCGCGTATACCAGCATAGTCGCGCCATTAGGTACCGACACCGTAGTGCCCGTAGCCATGCCTACCGCAACCGCGAAGCCTCCTGTGGTGCCGTTACGCACGATGTAGAACTTTTTGAACGCCGCAGGGATAGTCAGCGTGCCCGCGGCAGTTATTGTGCCGTTAAGGTCGAGCATCAGGCATCGTGAGGTAGCGGTTACACCGTTCCCTTGGGTTAGCGTGTAGGCGTTGGAAACCCATGTGGATATAGACGCTAGACCTGTTACGGCTTCCTCAACCATAGAGGTGATATTGGCGTTAACCACATTGCCCCAGGTACCAGAGAGTTCTCCATTAGCGGGGAGGGCGAGACGCAGTATGGGTGTATACGAGGTAGCCATTTTATTATCCTAGGGTCAACCCGCTAGCGGCGGGTAACGTTGTTGCATAAATACTTACATTCTGAGCCACTTCCAGAGGCGCGCCGCAGTCGGCGCACACGGCAGCTTCCAGCTCCTCAGCCGTAAGGTCGTACCCGCAAGCTTTACACACTTGCGCCACTTCATGCTTCGAGTCGATCCCGGTATCTGTCAGACTTGATTCATGCAATGTAATCATAACGCTCCTAAGCTGCTAAAAGTACCCACGCCGGTGTCTGCGCAGTGTCTATAACATCTGCCCCTCTGCTGCGGGCAGAGGTTCAACGAATACAGTAACACTCTCTGATATGACTAGCGGAACCCCACAAGAAGGGCACGTGCTAACAGCGCTGGACATGTCCGCCCCGCAGGAACTACACGATAATTTAGTCTCGCTACGAGGGCCAGTGCTAATAGTGTCCATATAAATTCCTAATTAGGTATAGGTACCCAAACCGCAGTCTGGGAATCATCAACGTTGCCCCATACCGCAGTCTGGGAATCATCAACGTTGCCCCATACTAGCGCAAAACCAACGCCGATACTAGCAACCGAGCCAACTACGTATATATTTCCCGTACCAACCATACTAACAGTGCCCAACGAGCTGCTAATAAGCTGGCCAGTCGGCAGTATATTCGCATTTGCTTGTGTTATGGCCGCGCCTAGTGTGCTAACCGTACCGAATCCTGTGACGCTGATGTAGTTGTGTGACTGTGTACTAGCGTTGCCGAGAGCAGCGGTAGCTAAGCCCCCAGCCGGGTAGATAGATGCCGCTGCATCAACCGCCAACGACCCCGTGGCGCCCGTGGACACCACACCCAATACGCTAAGGTTATTATTAGTCGATAGATCAATACCCCCCAGATACGCGCTGGTAGCCACACCAAATACACCAGTATCAGCCGCCGCGCTAGGAGTTACTACACCAGCAGCGGACATGCCAAGCACGCCCGTGCTGTACGTATTAGCGATACCGATAAAGCTAGAGTACCCCGCGGAACCCGTAGCTACTATACCAACAACCTGCGCGGACGCGTTAACCGTACCCTGCGATGTCCCCGCAAATGTACTCGCCGCAAACGCGCTGGTACCGAACATTATAGCCCTTTAAGTGCGCGGAGTTCTGCGCGTAGCTCTTTAATGGCCTCGATAAGAAGTGGCACCAGCCGCTCATACCGTACCGTAAGGTACTTGTCATCAATAGGTGCGGGAGCAACAACTTCTGGGAATATCGCCTGCACTTCCTGCGCAGAAACCCCGATCTCCGGTATGGGCTTGTACCCTAGCGCCTGAGCGGTCGCATTGGCCGTGTAGTGGAACCCCGATAGGCGGCAGACTTTATCCAGCGCGTCTTGGATATTAGCCCCGCGGTCTTTAAGCCGGTCATCCGAATAATACGCAGTCACGTTGTTGGTGGCACGGATTTCCCCCGCGGTGCCCGAAGCGGCGGTGCCCACCCCTAGAGACGCCATCTGGAAACTATTCCCTGTAGCGGTAGCGTTTGCAGTGGTTGCAGTAGCAGCATTACCAGAACAAGAAGTGGAAGACCCAGTAACACTAATACCCCAAGAACCTGATGCACCTGTTCCTGTGAGTGTTGGAGCGTAGGAGTTATAATTATCACTTGCAAGTAAAGTCTTCCATGAAGTCCAAGAGTTTCCTGAAGAAACATCATAATTACTAAATCTTGCCTGAAGACCTGTTCCACCGTAAGTTGGAGAATATGGTACATAAAGTTGTAATGATCCCCCACCGCTATTGTAGGTTCTCATGTTCATTACAGAACCATAACTCTGCCAACCGTCACTTCCTTGTACAAAAGAATTTGTTATACCAAGTCCAAAACTTGTTGGTAATGTGGATGCAGACCAAGCATAGACACCAAGAGCACTTAGTAGGGGCGAAGATGTAGCAGTTGCAGCATTACCAGAACAAGAAGTGGAAGACCCAGTAGTGTTCTGGTTCCATGTAGGTACTGTGCCGGTCAAACCGGAGTAGGCTACATTAGTTGCAGTAGCGGCATTACCAGAACAAGAAGTGGAAGACCCACTAATATTCATCGTTTGTCCACTAATAAAAGTAGCAACCTTTGCGGCAGTAGCAGAACGATAATAATTATCACCAAACTTACCCATCAAATAAGTAACTGTTCCGTTACTTACATCATCAGGAGAATTAAAATAAGTACCAAATCCATATCTACGATAATCGTCACCGGCTCCGTCTCTCAATACAATAGCATTAGCAGTTGCAGAACTTGCTACTTGATATCCTTGCAGATAAGAAACATTAAGGTTTGATACTTGGGTAGTAGAAGCAACAGTAAGTGGTGCTGTTCCTGTTGCTACTGTGGAAGTTATTTGGCTGCTAAATGTGCCAGTTGTTGCAGATACCGTTCCACCGGATTGATTGGTTGCAGTGGTTGCAGTAGCAGCATTACCAGAACAAGATGCAGAAGAACCAGTAGTGTTCTGATTGAGTGTGGGGAACGTGCAGTTGGTCAGCGTGCCAGAAGCGGGTGTACCAAGGACGGGGGTAACCAGTGTAGGGGAGATCGACAGCACAACACTACCCGACCCTGTAGCCGAGGTAACGCCCGTGCCGCCATTGGACGCACTCAAAGTACCCGTGATATGGGTAGTGAGGCCGATCTTACCCCACGCCGGGGCAGTTGACAGGCCCCCCGATAGGAGCGAGTTACCCGTAGCAACATCCGATAGCGAGGCTAAAGTAGACGCGGTGTTAGCGTAGATTACATCCCCGACGGTATAGCCCGTTATGCCCGTGCCCCCTTTGTTAGCGGCGATAGTACCCGCAGACCACGTACCTGTAGTGACAGTCCCAAGCCCTGTAATCCCGGTGTAACCGCCCGTGAGCCGCGCTGCGGGCAGCGTACCCGCACTGATATTCCCAGCGTCAACCGTGTTCGTGGTAGCTGAAGCCGCTAGCCCGGATATATCCGCCGCCGCAACTTGTGCCCAGATAGGCGCAGCGGAGTTGACACCGTCACCTGTCTGGGAGGCATACTTTTTAGTCGTAGTGGTGTTACCCGCCAGCTTGCTCAGTGTATTAGCCGCGGAGGAGTACAGCGTGTCCCCTAGCGTATACGCGCTCTGCCCTGTACCGCCGTTAGTAGCGCCAATAGCCCCGGTTACGGAGATAGTCTGGCCAGATATGTTTATGTTGGTCCCACCGACGAAAACAGGGTTTCCGCTAAACTGCGTGAACGCGATCGCCGTAGTTCCGAATGTGATAGTACCTGTTGTGGTACAGACGTAGGACTCCCCCGCTCCGGTCATCCCCTCAGAGACGTAGAAATACGAGCCGTCATCTAACGCGGTAGTAGTGTCCGCAGCGTATGTATTTGTGTCAGAGGAGCGCGTAAGTACCCAGTTAGTAGCCCCGGAACCGACGGTGGTGACGACATAGACGCCGTTTTGCGTCGCTGTCGTTTGAGCCAGCACTAGAATGCGATCCGCCGCTACAACAGCAACGCCGTCTACAACCAGCGCGGCCTGGGCCCCCGAGTTTGTGAGTGTCGCGCCAACACCCGCAGTGCCGTTATTGTAGGTCGCGGTAAGGTTCGCTTCTTGCTCCAACCGGACAGGGTTGTGGATATGGATGCCCGCAGATACGGCTGCGTCAACGTACTGTTTAGTCGCAGCCTGCAGCGCTGTCGTGGGGTCCGCGGCGAGCGCCACAGTGCTATTGAACGCCGCCGCGCCAGTTACCTTAGCTGATCCAGTAACCTGCAGTTTCTCACCGGTGTCCGTCGTGGTTCCGATAAGCACGTTACCGTTTGTTTCTTGGTACACCGCTTGATCCGCGGGCTGCGTAATAAACACTTCTTTGGCGCCAGCGCTAAACGCGACTAAAGCCCCTGCGTTCGAGGAGGAATATACATCGCTCCGTGTCAGCGTGTTACCCGACACTGTGTACGTCCCCAGCCCAACCTCCCACTCGTTCTCAAACCCAGCGGTGGTGTTATGGATACAGTAGTACACCGTAGAGCCTGTTGGCACGCAGGAAGAGAACGACCGGTAGCCCTCGTAGGCCCCAGTCACAGTAGCTGTACCCGTACCTGTTACCGCCGATAACTCTCTTACTCTATCTTTGAGCACTAATGCCATACCCGATCCCTTACACTACTGTAATCAATACTTACGCAATACGGATGATGGCGTTAGAAGCGTCCGCTGCTGGGAAAATAATAGTAAACGCCCCTGCGGTGGATGTCTTATCGCCGCCGAAGTCTAGAATCGCTACGGCCTTGTTACCTTGAGTCGCATTGTAGATCAGCGCGCCATGGGCGGTGATGGTCGCGGTAGCCCACGTAGTATCGGTAAAATCAAGAAACGCAGTGGTACCAGAAGACGTAGGGGCTACGTTAACTAGCGTATTACCGCCAGCAACGTAGTTGGTGCCTACTACTTCGTTAGTCGTAGTGTACACGGTGGTCGTAGCATCCAGCGTAGCCGCGGAGGTATACAACGCGATTTTGTACGTGTCCGCTGTAGTAGCCGCACGGATGACGGAAGTGCCGAACGCGTGGATGCCGTTAAGCATTTGCACCTTGAATGATGTTGCCAGTGCTTGGGTAATAGCCATAATGAGCTCCTAAAATAATGCCCTTACGGTGGGCGGTTACCGTTAAAACGCTTAAACTACCTTCCGCCGGACTTGCCCGCTCCGGTAGGAATCTTGTGTATCTTTGCCCTCGGCTAAACCTTTAAGCTTATCTAGTGCCTCGTCGAACTGCTTCTGGTACGCCGCCGTGGTATCCGCCTCGCCTTTGATAAACATATTAGCCTCTACAAGCGATCCGTATAATAGTACAGTGTCGAAATTATCGCCTAACCACGACGTTCCAGCGGTAACAATACTCTGCGGGTAGTAGAAATAGTGCAGCTCAGTGCTGTAAGCAGCATCCGGGGTAGGGCCGAGAATAAAGGTGGTGTTGTTAAATATGGCGTAATGCGTTGGCCGCCCTGTAGTGGCGGGGTACGGAAACGCCTCCCGGATATAGTCCACGTTCTTATTGAGCAGGTACGTCTGTTCGCCAGTCGCAGGGGTGATGACCGAGATCGAGTACGTCGCCAACCAATCAGATGGCTGGCCCAAGTATTTATTGCCCGCTGTAGTAGTGCCCGTCACGTTTTTACGCAACGCCGGTAGCTGCACCAAGTTGTACACCTTCTGCTCCGTAGCTTTGACGAAGTTCGGGATGTTGTCGACGAACGTCGTGTCCGCCGCTTCGATGTAGTCTTGGATGGCCGTAGTTAGCTGGGTGTAGTTCATGGGGTGCTCACAGTTACGGTGCCGAGGCCGCTAGAGGCTACCAAGGCATTGGGGGTACCGCTACCACTACTACCGCCGCCGACGGGCCGCCAGCCCCACTGTATGTCGCGGCTCTCAACCAGGCCAATGTCGACGCGTGGGTTGCGCAGGGCTTGCGGGTCATTAACCGGCACAGTTCCGAGCATCAGCTGCGGATGGTCTTTGTCCCAGCAAGAGGGGCACGCGAGGATGTTGGTCACTCGTTGCTTAACTACCAATGCTTTCAACTGCGAAAGCCGGTACCGCTGACCGCACACGTCGCACAGGCCCGGAGCTTTTTTACCCGAGGCAAACACAGTGGCCACAATTACACCCGCGCTATTCTAGGTACGAACCGCGATGTAGCCTTCTCACGGTCTTCTGTAGATGCTAGCATCCATGCCTCTTCGTATTCCTGTTTCAGCATCATAGCCTTAGCTTGTCCTTCGGGTAACTTCAAGGCGATGTAAAACGCGAGCCCGGCGACTAAGCACGGGAGGAAGCGGAAAGGTACTTCTTGAGTGTTCGTGCCATTGCCCGCATCGTCCATACGACGCATACGCCAATAAACCAGAGTGTACGTACTAGAAGCGTCAGGAACAGGCCAAACAGTAACAGTAGGGGTAGCAACAGCCCTATCAATATAAATCTGCAAAGGTCGCCCAGTAGCAGTCTTGTTGGGGATTGTGGCATAGGTAGACACCGAGATACGCGAAGCCGTTAAATCAGCCTGTGTAGTACCAGAGCCCGTACGAACGACATGCTCGATGAGGTCCACAGTATCCGCAGGTAAGTTATATGTAGCGGTACCAGAGATTAGCGGGATAGTGCCACTGTCGATAGTCCACATATTGATGCCGCGATTAGACCATTCAGCCAGCAGGATGTTCAACGACCTCCGCGCAGTGCGGAAATCATACCCGGAACGTACCTCACCCCCGGCGCGTTCAAACGCCTCCTCAATGAGTTCATTGAGGTCCATGTTAAAGGCAGTAGTCCCGGTAGTAGCCATCAGTACATCTTACATTTCTTGACCTTGGTACAGCAGCCAGAGCCACGAACGGCTCCGCCCTTTTTGTAGCCTAGGGCCTTTGCACGCTCATCGTAAATAACAGCGTCTTCTTCCCGACGAAGGCGGTTGCCACTGGAGAGTGAGTCGAAGATAGGGTCAGCTAAATACTTTGTCGCGTATTTGCCGATGGTATTGCGGATCGGCCCTTGCGTATCGCGCTGGGCCTTGTCCCTCGCGGCGGCGGCAGCGGCCTCCATACGTATTTTCTGCAAACCCCGTTCGCGCTCTGTCATTTCTCCGTTAGGGGCCCCCCCTGCTGGCCACATATCCTGCGTAACCCCATCTTTTAACTGTCTGGCCATTATTTCACCCCGCGAAATTTAACGCCGCGTGTAGCAGCGCCGCCGCCACGACAGACGGAACCGCCAGCCTTATAGCATCCGACTTTACCACCCTCTTTCACAGCGGGGCCCTTGCCGCGCTTCTTCTTATCGGCTCCAGCGGCAGCTGCGGACCCACCGTAGCCCAAGGGCTTACCATCCATACGCGCAACGAATTTATTTAACATAGCTCACCTCAACCGTAGAAAATAGAAACAGAAGCCACATTACTGATTGTAACGTGGATGCCAACAGAGAACAGGATGCCCTCGCCCGGGATGAACATGTCATCCAAGCTGCTTACTGCCGGGGTATTCACTGTGAGCATCACAGTGCCGCCAGCGCCATCTCGGAACACCATGCTACCAGCAACGCCAGTAGTCGTCAGAGTCACACCCTTGAGCCGCGTACGGCCTGCGTACATAACGCCGGTAGCCGTAGCTACCGCGCTTTTGACATCAGTCTGCATAACAACCCCCTATTAGGTAAGAGCTGCGCCAGTGGTCAGCGTCCAGCCCGTGCCGTTGCACAGCACTACAGCAGTTTCGTTGTTGCCCACGCCGTTGTCCGTAACGACGTACAGCAAGCCGGTGTTAGCAACAGAAGCGGTGGGGAGCGACGCAGTGACGGTTGTAGGGAGAATGAAGCCGTTGGTAGCCGCGACCGGGCCAGAGAAGGTAGTCTTAGACATATTGAGTCCTTTTGCACAAGTAGCCCGTCAGTCTGTGCATCGTCTGCCGGGTCAGTCTGCATGGGCTTGGATAAGTCCCGGATGGGTTCTTTATAGCACCTGTATTTTCAGGTGTCAACCTTTTTTCCACAAATAAAAAACCCCGCCGAAGCGGGGTCTAAATCAAGCACTTAGCTAGATTTACTTACTTACTTACGCGCCGGAACTGCCAAAAATTCCGAGCGCGTCCGACACGCCGAACGAGTACCGCTCACGCGCTTTATAGCGAGTGTTCCCCGTCTCGAAATCGCCGTCCATGCCAGTAGCCAACGCAGAACGGGTGAAGTGCTTCAGGCCGTTCGGGATGTCTGTGGTGAGGAACCAAGCATTGGTATCGGTCAACCAGTGGTTGATGCCGAAGCCGTCAGGGATGGTGCCGTTTGATTCGATAGCGTTAATGTCGTTATCAGCGGTACCAACGCGCTTCTCAGTTTTGAGTAGGCGGGTAGCAACAAACATCAATGCCGGCGGCAGGATCAGCTTCTTAGGCTTCGCAGCGATCAGAAGACCACGCTCGTCGGTCCATGCAGCGATCTGAATGACAGCGGCTTCCAAGGAAGTCTCGTTCAAATCAGCCTGTACAGCCGGACGGTTCGAGTTAACACCACCAGACACCAGCGGGTGAGCGGTAGAGAACAACGTTTGGCCATCACCGTAGGTGACGCCAGCAGTGAAGCCGTTGTTCAAGATCGCAGCAGCTTTAACCTGCTTGGTGTAAGCCATAGCGCGAGCCAGAGCTTTGGTGTAGCGAGCGGAGAGACTGTCATATAGATTGTCTTCCACTGCTTCCTCGGTGATCGAGAAGCCCATAGCAATCGTCTCGTGGGTGTAGCGTGCGGTGAAAGCTTCTTGCGCGTTATCGTAAGCGATAGCAGCGCCTTCAGTTTTAACCGGAGCAGCACCGAAGCCAGACAGCTTGGTCTCTTCCTCGAAAGAACGGTCAGACGACTCAGTGTCGAAGATGTCCTTATGCTCTTCTGCGTAGCGTTTGTACTCCATACCGAACAGAGCGTTAAGCCCCGGCAGGAGTTCCTTCATTAGTTGGGCACGTGAAATAGCCATGATTTACTCCTTAGATGCCAGTGCCGTTAGTGTACGAATGTGCCGCCGGATTGAATTTAACAATCACGTCAGTAAATGCGTCGCCAACAGTAGAGGTGGGGCTAGAAACAAAGTCAACGATACGGAAGCAGATACCAGAGGTAACGGCGGAGGTAGCGCTAACGGCGGTGTTGGAGTTGCCAGTGGTCGTAGAACCGGTGCTGGTGCTCTGTACAGCGTTCAACTGGACATTCTCACCAAGGGTAGACTGAGCTAGCGAACCAGCGCACTGAACTTGGAACAGCATGTTCGGGTTGTCGATGACGAAGCCAACGGCATCCGAAGCAACGGTACCAGTCGGCCAGCTTTGACGCTGCAACTGATAGCCCAACGACGGGTCGGTGTACTGGCAACCAACAAACACGCCAAGCGTGCCAGCCGGGAACGGCGAAGCCGCGGAACCGACGGTGGTGACAGCAGTCAACGTGCCATCAGAAGCGATAGCCACGATGGAGCCGTTAAAGATGTTCGTGCCGTAGCCCGAAGCGATTTTTACTTGACGCATGGCACCCGCATTCGGGATACCCCCAATCAAGTTTACGGGTTTTAGACCGTAGGGAGCGGCAGTAGAAGCCATAGTAAATCTCCTAAATAGAAAGTAAGTAGCTCAATTAAGAACCACGACCAAATGAGACCGACGACTTGCTGTCCTTAAACAGCGGCATACGTGGGTCATTTTCACGCATCAAACCAGAGTCCACAGATTCCATCTGCGCAGCGGTATGCTTGTTATAGTACGCATTGCGCGCTATTACCATTTCCGCAGCCATCTTGCATAGAATCAAACCGCCAACTTCCACAATACCAGAGTTTTTCGCATCTACGTCCACAGACAATGCGAGTTCCGGGTGGTCCTCTAAACGGCACGGCTCCCAGCCTTCACGGAAGCTTCTCGAAGTATTCGTCGGATCGGCCTGCCCAGTAGTGGACTTCCGAACCCAACGAAACTCATAACCCTCTTGCGGGTTAGGTGTAGGCAACAAATCTGCCGGTTGCCACAGCTTCTTGCGCGAATCAATGTCGCGGGTTTGCATTTCACGGTTCGTACGGGTAGTCATTTTTACATCTCCTGTTGTTTAGCGAGTTCACGTGCATACTGCTCAGGCGTAATTCCTAACCGCTTAGAAAGCGCTACTTGCGTTTGAGTCAGCACTACTTTTCTACCTTTGGGTGATCGGCCCACTGGTGCGACAACAGTAGAGGGTTGTCGCTTCTTCCCAAATGATCCTGGGAATACAGCCCGCATTCGCGCATTGATATGCGCATAATACTCATCGGATTGGGGGTTGTGCCCCTCTTTGACTAACTTCTGATGGACACCAAGCGCAAAGCTGGTCATCTCATCATCAGAGCCAAACCAAGTATTTTCAGCATTCCAGTCCACCGCGCGTTGGTCGGGAGTGGGTGCTTCGTACTCGGGTTCCGCTGTTGGTTGAGTATATACATCATTGTTTTCAGGTTGTACAGCATATTGTGGCCTGTACCGAGAAATTTCTGTAACTTCCGCCATAGACTGTGTCAAACCCTGCTGGGCATCAACCAATTTATCGGAGTCACCTTCCTCATACGCCTGCTTATACGCCTGCTTCGCATTGGCCAGCTGGAGTATAGCGCGTTGCTTCGCCTGCTCCATAGCCCACACCTCGCCGTCCTGCAGCCTCTGCATGGACGTGGATCGCTCATTGTACGCCTGCTGTGCGATGCGAATAGCCTCATCCCGCTCTCGCGTGGCCGACTCTTTAGCGCGGCGCTCGTCGTGCCATGCCTTCTTCATCTGGTCGATGCGCTGTTTAACCTTGGAGGAATACTCCTCAGTGTCAGGCTCGTCCAGAGCACGGGCTACTTCTGCTGGGAGCGGCTTGCGGTTCCGGTCCGACTCAGGAGTATCGTCTACAACCTCAACTTCCACGCTGCCATCATCCAACTCCTCAGCAACTGCGGCATCCGCATTGGGGGTTAGATCAAGTGTCGTCATATATTCTTCGTTAGACATATATCACCTCAAATCCGAGAATAGCCACGCGGGTCTTCTACAACCCCCTCGACTGTGTCGTCGTTAATCAGCCGGTACTCCGTGCCGAATAGCTTGAACCGCGTGCCAGAGTAGGCACGGATGATGACGAAGTCACCTTCCTTACACCACGGGCCGTTGGGGAACTTGGTAGGGTCTTTGTACGCCTCGGAACCAAGCTCCAGCACAGCACCAATCACGGTGGATGCTTCTTCTTGCTTCACGGCGAGATCAGATTTAATGATGCCGCCCGCATACGTAGTCTCTACTTTTGGTAGGGCGATGAGGATTTTATACCCGCAAGGGCGTGGTAGTCCGGCGTCAATTTGAGCGTCGGTGGCAGTCTGTTCGACTGGTGTAGACATGATTACTCCTTGTAAAGTGCGTCCATTAGGTCGTTGATTTCGCGGTCTAAAATAGATAGGCCGCGGAGGATGCCCGTCATATGACGGTATTCATCAAAGGATTTGGCCCCGCCCGTACTCAGCGCTTGAGCAACGGACTCTGCCTCTTCCCCGATTCTTTTGCGTAGGTGCGCTACGAATGATTCGATCATTTAGATATACCCCCTTGTGGGCGCGCAGCGGCGGTTGCAGCGGCGGCCTCCCGATCTTTAGCCTGGTTGATCGTGTCCATGCTGGACTTGAACCCCGTCATGCTCTTCACGTCTTCCAATTTCTGCTTGTCCATAATCGCCTTGGCCCCGAGACGGGCGGCTTCGATCTGCGTACTTGCGCTGATGCGCTCACGATCAACGGCCAGCCGTGCCTGCTCGATCTGGAAGTCCATCTGGTCTTTCTGTGCTTTCCGCTGCAGGTCGCCCTGTTTAATCTGCATGTCCTGCATCTGCATCTGGACGACTGGGTCCTGCAGCTGCTGCTGCGCCTGCTGCTGCTGCGCCTCTGCCTGGTTCTTGCTCAGGAGTTTCTTAGCCGCTTCCGCAGTGAGGCGGGACAACGTGACCTCCACCTCCTCTGGCAAGTTCTCCTCCGGCGGCGGAAGCTGGATGCCCAGCTGCTGCTCGATCTGAAGCCTGTACGCGAACGCAATATGCTCTGACAGATGAGCCGCGCCCGCGGCCATCATAGCCGGGGCCTGCGGGTTCTGTTGCAGCAGCTGCTGCAGCTTCGGGTCTTGTGCGAACGCCATGTGGGTAGCGATATGGGCCTCGTGATCCTGGTACAAGAACGCCTTGCACGGCTTGCCCTTGAGCATGAGCATGTTCTCCGACACAGGGTCCATCGGCTTCAGGTCATCCGGGTTCGGCACCAGCTTGTCTGCGTTGCGAACGCCCAACACCTCTACCATCTGCCGATGCAGCATTGGCAGGTTGTACAACCCAGGGGCCTGCGACGCCAGCTGCATCACCGCCTGATACTGCGCAATGCGCTGCGACATGGTGCTCGCGTTCGGGTCCGACACCGGGATGATCTCAACCATATCATAGTCTGCACGGGATGCTTTCTCGCCGTCGGAGGAGTCTGCGTCGTACTCGTAGGTATCAGGCGCGTACTCCTGCACCAAACCCTTGATTATCTTGAACTCTTGCTTCATCGCTGCGTGGATGCGTGCCTGAATCGCCGACATCGTTTTGAGCGTGCGCTCAAGCACCGCTAAGGTAGACCCCACCGGCGCGTTGGGTTGCAGGTCGGATACATTGATGTCTGCCACCGCCGCGAACCGTCGCCCCTCGCCTACGATATTCTCTAGCAGTTGATACAGCACCTGGCTAGGCTCTTTGTACGGCAGGGGCATGATGTTGTCGCGGATGGAGCCCGACGGCACGTCCACATCGCGGAACTCGCCCGGGCCGATGGGGGTGTCATCTCCTTTGATGCGTAAGCCGCGCGATTTCAAGCCACCAGGCAGGTTCGACAGCGTCCCGCTATCAACCAGTTGCCGGAGGAGCGACGTCGCACCTTTAGCGAACCCACCAACTAAGTGGATCAGCCCGAAGTCGTAGAACCCGAAGCCGGGGATATAGCTGTACTTGCTGAAGTGGATGCGCTTGATCTTGTCGTCGTCGCCCTCAGCCCAGTTACGGTAGATGGCAAGCACCTCACCTGTATCCTGCACCATATGAACCACGTACGGCACTGCGATGCCCGTGAACTCGCCGTCCGCGTCGGTGTCCTCGAACCCTTCGATGTCCAGGTCGATGTGGTACTCCAGCAGCGTGTAGCGGTCGTCACGGGCGGCATCCATACCAGCGAACGAGTCCTTGCGCTTGCGTATCTCATCAACGGAGTTGATAGGCGAGCCTATCTGGATGTCCCGGTAGAACCCAGACACCTGCAACTTGCGCACCTCGTTCTTCGTCTTCTTCATCCGATGCGCGTAGCGCGGGGCGGAGGCCAGATCAGTAGCGCCGTAAGGCACGATGAAGTCCTCAGCAGGGATGAACAACGCAACCGGGCGCTTGGTGTAGGGGTCGTAGTAGACCTTCTTCAACGCACAGCCAGCAATGGGCAGGTTCCACAACAGCCGCTCGTGCTCCGGGCGGTAGTCCGTCATCTTCTCTGTCAGGTAATAGTTCATGTCGTCCCGCACGCGCTCTGCAGCGCGCTCTTTATCCGGGGTGAGGCGCCCTATGATCTTCGTCTTAACCGGGCCGCTGGCCGGGAACGTCTCCATGATCGTCTCCGACTGGAACTTAACTACCGCCTCAGCCAGCAACGGGTGGCTAACTCCGCAGGCACCCTCCCACGGGTCCGTGCGATCCTCGATCTTCAACCCCAGCAGGTCAAGACCCTCTTGGTAGGTGTCCTCCCACTCCTTGCGCGAGGCCAGGTCTATGTCGTAAAAGTCCGCCAACTCCGTACCGAGACTGCTCAAAATGTCGTCGTCTAGCAGCTCCGCGAGGTTGGCATCGAACGGCACCTCCGATTCTTCGTCCCCCATCAGGTCGATAGCCATACCATCCGCGTTGATCGTGACGTCTTCCGGGTCCTCAATAATAATCTCAAGGTCTGGCTGCGGTGAGTCCATCACGTCAAGCGGCATAAACCCCGTCGGGGCAGGGAACATTGTTTTGTCGATCATAACTAACTTCTCCTGATTCAATAGTACGCAGCTCTACGCGGTGTGTGCGGCGTTTCATCCCACGTATCCGAGGGCAGTCGCAGGAAGCCCCCGGTTCTGAATCTCATCAACGCCATTATCGTGGTATCCACGAGGTCATCGTTAGGCATAGCCGGGAAACCGCAGACTTCATCCACAACTTCCTCGGCCCATCTCCTACCCGCAGGGTACCACACCATACCGGATGCGAATATATCAGCAACGGAGTTGAGACGCACAAATTTATCGCCCGTACCCCGGTGCGGTGTGTACTCTTGCACGGGGACACCCCCGGCACGTAGCTCTTGGAATAGCGGTGTACCTGAGCTTTTCTTCTCGATGACGAACCAGTCAGGCTCCCACTCCTTGTATTCCTCGTAGGCCCGCTTCTTGAGCGCAGGAAACTCCATCCGCTCCTTAATGGCGTTGAGCAGGATGATATTATTTACAGGCTCCCCGTTCTCATCGTCCCGCGTGAATATACCCCACGTAGTCAGCGCAGTGAAGTCCGCACGGTTATTCTTCTCAGCGGCAGCGTCAAGGCTCATTATTATGTAGTCACACTCGGGGGGCTTATCTTTCTCCCAAGGGCGCCACCACTCCTTCTTGATTATCGCACCTTCCTCGGAGGTCGGCTGCTGCATGTACTGCGCGCTCCACTGGAACGCTGGCATCGCCGCTTTCGTTTTGAGCAGGGCCTCAAGGCTCCACTGCTCCGGCCACAGAGACTTATCGTTAAGTATCGCAGGGAACTCTACTACCTCCCACTGGTCTCCATCGGGGTTACGCACCATATCCTGCACGACACGGCCCGTCAGGTCATTCGCAGCCCACCGCGTCTGGACTATAGCTACAGCTCCGTTTGGCATAAGCCGGGTTCGTGCACCGAACGTGTACCAGTCATAGGCTTTATCGAACACCTCGTAGTTCCCATTGAGAATATCTTTTTCATTGTGAGGGTCATCAATGACTAGAAGGTCGGCACCCCGGCCCGCAATAGCACCACCAACACCAACGGCGAAGAACGTGCCGCCCTTATTGGTATCCCACTTACCAGCGGACTTAGAGTCAGACGCAAGGCTGACGTCCGGGAAAATGGACTTGTATTCGTCGGTATCGACGAGGTTTCGCACCTTTCGACCGAAATCTACTGCCAGATCAGCCGTGTGGGACACAAGCATGACCTTCTTATCTGGGAAATTCCCGAGGAACCACGCAGGGAAGTAGATGGAAGTCAGTTGCGACTTACCAAAACGCGGCGCGATGTTCACTGCGACCCGGTCCTTGCGCCCGCGGGCCATATCTTCCAAAAGCTGGGCTAAATGCCGGTGGTGGGCACCGATTTTATAGTTCTTGTCCACCCGCATGACGAAAGCTAGGAGCGAACCCCGGCATGCCTCGGCTGATTGCCTCGCTTTTATCTCGTTTAGCAGGTCTAGCGTGCGTTCCTGCTTGTGCCGGGGCAGTTTGTGCAGGTTGTTGAAGATCATCCGTATCTGATCCGGGGTTAAGTCAGGCAAATCAGGAGATACTTCGCTCATAAGTCGTCGATCATGTCCCGCACGTCGTCCATATCCGGCGCTGGTGTATATATACCCTCTAAATCGGTCACATCTCGCACGTCAGAGGGGTCTAGCAGGAGCGTGAGGGTGTCCCGCAGCTCTGAAGTGAGGTCCGCGCTCGTCTTGTTCACGATAAGTATCTCTTTCCGCTCCGTGAACAGCCCAACGGTGCCCATCTTGCCCAACATCTCGAGAGCTCGCAGCCTATTCTTGGGGTCTGGATCGTTACTTTCTTCGATCAAGCGGTTCGTAACGTACGTTCGCAGGCGTGCGGCGTCGTCTATAAGTATATGGTCGTATTCTGTCAGTAAGGCGTCTAGCTTCAGGATGAGACCTGACTTAGTCCGCTCCGTCGCGGTTGGCATACGCCCGTCGGAGAACATCTGTTGGGCTAGGACCTCGTCTTCCGCAGTGATTTGAATATCCGCGCCAAGTTGCGCCTCAGCAATCGCGGTCATCGCAGCCACATGTATGCGGTCCCGTTCAGAAAGCGGCGGTAGGGGGGTAATCGGCACCCTCTCAAGGAAGGGTGTGAGCACAATATCGTCGTCCATACGTCTAAAATATATGTAATAGCCTGATATTGCAATAGGGGAGGTAAATAAAAAAGGGGGTGGGGGGTGTTTCGCA